TCCGCATCAGATAGACCAGCAAGAATACGATCAGGCGTGGCTACCGCTGGGCGTGTGTCAGGGATAGAACTATCCCCGGTAATCTCTGCCCAGGATAGCGTTTCAGGAATCATCACGCATCGGCAGTTAGGGTGGCTTGGCATGATTTCATCTGTCTTGTGCAGTGTTCCAGATAATGCCAGACAGGCGAGACATACTCTGCTATCTTGGGTCGCTTGCCTACGGTATCCCTGCACGGCCACATTCTGGGTATAGAGTTGCCGTTGTGCTTCACGGGCGCTTCGTATCATCTCGGTGCGTGCTATCGTCTCGGCTCTCTGCCTACCGATATCAGCCACCTTACGTACACGCCGCGCAACCGTTCGTGGGCCTTCACCGAGGCTGATGCCCTGTGTCAAAGCCAAGGTCATTGCATCGGTGGTTACTTGCGGGATGGTCGCAAATAACTCACCCAGAGGGCTTCCATCACCCGCCATACCGACAAAGGTTTGGAGCTGATCGTCTGGGAGTGCTGTCCATGTACTTCCGAGAGTAACACCTGCCGGTTTACGGCCAGCCGCCGTTTCAACCATGCTCCCGCTCGCCTCATTCGCAAGGATGGCCGACTCAAGTTGTCCATCGGCGGTTATCTGCGCCCCCTCGATTGAAAACTTCTTTAGGTTCTTCCCCAGTTGTTCGATATTTTCGATAATCCGCTGACGCATCCAAAGGATGGTTTGGCTTGGCGGTTCCCCGTTTGCTTCACGCTCTGCTATCCTGCCCTCCAGCGCTTCAAGCTCATCGATGCTTGCTTTTGTTGCCGCACGGTATGCGCGTTGCATCTTAGATATGGCTACGCCTTCACGCTCTAGCAGATCATTGCGAAACTTTTGGGAGGCGGCATATATGCGAGCCGTGCCTTCGTCTACTCGTTTGAGCTGATTTCCAGCTCGTACCCGTAAAAAGGGTGGCTCTTGTACACTACCCCCGGAGTGCAACAATCAAGGCTCTTGCCGTCTGCTTGTATCTGGTTAGGAGTCTCATCACGGAGGGTAACCGGAGCGGCTCCAGTGTGTTGTATTGGCAGGTTGAGGAAGTTCGTAACGCTCGCCGGTTCGTATCCTGAGCGGATGAGAATACCAGCGGCGTTAGCTGCATCACCGATATTCATACCATTTCCACTCTGTGTCTGGATAACGGATGGATGCAATACGCCTTTGTCCTCTGCCATTGGCTCCATGCCAGCGATGCGCTTTGCCTGTGCCTTGTCAATGATGCCAGCCTTGTAGAGTTTCTCGGCTCTGTCTGATTCGGCTATGAGGTCATCTGCAAGCGCCCTGACCTGTGATACATCGAACTCTAAGAAGTCACCCGGCTGGGTTTCTTGATAGTCTGGGAGCAGGTGGATGGTAATAACATCAGCGATGGCGCGGAATAGCGGAATCATTCCGTCTTCCCACGCTGCCTGCTGGGCTCTCTCATAATTGCTATAGGTGCTTCGCTCCAAGCCAGAGCCAAGCCCCAGTACCATTGGGTTGAGTCCAAGGGCAGAGCAGATGCGCTCTTCAGGGACACGCCGGATGGCATCCAGGGCCAAGTCATTAGGCGTTAGGCTGACACGATCCATCTTGTATGGGCCGTTCATGACAACGACATTCCCGGCATTATCCCCGGTTAGGTCTTCCCGAATCTGCCGTTTGATTTGCCGTGCATCGTCAAGGCTGATGTCTACGCTAACATCTTTAGCATCTGGGCCGATGATAATAGACGGCATGGCACCGTTAGCCAAGAGACCATAAGCTGCTGAACTTGCTACATTGTCTGTACCGATTTCACGTAGCATGGCCTGAAGCGGTGAGCGCCCAAGGCGGATGTCCAGAGGTTCACGACCGTACCGCAGGTGAATCATGTCCTCTAGTTTTATGTCGAATGTACGGCCATCGGTGGTGTACTTGTACATGGTCAGCGGGTTGATGCCATCACCAACCGGGCGAACCATATCAAATGGTAAAAACTGCAACCCGATTACCTGACCATCACGAGTAGAACGAATCTTCCGCAGGTAAGCATTGCCGAATAACTTGTAGTCCTGAAGGAACCATCCCCACACCAAGTTAGCCGGTAGGCCCGGCATAGGTTCGGCGATGAGCTTCAATATAGGGTGGTCTGGAATAGGGTCTGCTTGTGAGCCGTCTACAGGCCGGTAGACTTTGGCTACACCTTGGCTCCAGTTACGCACATACCAATCAATAGCCACTGCCACAATGCCATTCAGGCCTAGGTCACCGGCTACGGCGCTCCAGTCCTTATGACTTCCAGGGAGTGCCCTGCGTAGCCGGGAGTATAGCTGCCCGTTGCCAAAGCCGGTTAGCATACGATCCATGCTTTGCGCTAGCGGAAGCGGCAACGCCTCGGTTTGGTTGGCTACGGCTTTACGGCCGAGGAAGCGGTCAAAGATACCCATGGCTTCAGTATCCCACAAAAAGAAAAAGCCCCCTTGCGGGGGCCTGTGGCCTTTAGTTGTAAAGGTCAACTCTTTTTATCTTTGGGTTATCTATTGTTGCTGCGAACTCGATTGCTTCCTTGCGGGTTTTGATTTGGTTTTTGCATACTGGGCAACCATTGTCTTTGCGATACCCGGTGACTACGTAAGTGATGTAAGTTTTCATATCTCTATCTCCCTGCTTGATGTAGATAATATACACTCTAAGTGTATATACTGCAAGGGTATAGGAAGATATATTTTAGGATTGTTTCTTACCGCCAAAGTACTCGATGGCGTGGTGATTGCTTTTCAGCTCATCAGCCAAAGTAGAACCATCGGTAAACACCGTACCGAGTATCCTGCCGTACTTATCCCGCTTGTGGCTCTGTACGGTCACATACACGGCCTTTTCCTGCCTTAGCCAGTGTTCGTCTATCCAGTCTCTCGTGAAGGCTCTAGCGGCTTTACCTTCAATGGTTGCCTTCTCCGGGCAATCAATCCCATAGATGCGGATGTGAACATCGGCCATGATGACATTGAAGCCAAGATCTATTGATGCTTTGACGGTGTCCCCGTCTATCTCAGCAATCTGTTGAAGTTTATATGTGTAGAGTTCAGCCATAAAACGTTATATCGCCCCCCAGCTCTTGCGTTGTCCGCAGACCTGCCAAGCATATGCCAGAGCGTCCACCACGTCATCATGCCGACCAACAGGGAAGGATAACAGTTCATCTTCAAAGTATGCGGGTAGGCCTTGGCAGTGCATTACTTGGCTTTGCTCGTACCGGGCTTCCAGAGGGGCAAAGCGGGTCACTTTGTCACGGTCTGGCCTGATGCCCCGGATAGGCAGTTTCGTACGCCGTAGAAGCTCCTGCACGACAGCCGCCTGATATTGCACCTGCTCGATGCCGATCATGCTAGGATTCCACTTAGCCGCCATAGCCTCAATGAAGCGTAGCACGGAAGCAAAGTCAGCACGGGTACGGTTGATGTCTCTAACGTAGATCGTGCCATCGTCACCACGGGAGACAACCGCCACGCCGGTGTAGTCGGCTTCGGACTTAGTAGAGATGGCAAGGTCAACGCCGATATAGGTGGGCAACCCTTCAGGGCAATCGCCGTAGCGCAACCACTCCCGCTTGATACGAGCTCCCGCAGCATCGACAAACTCAGCTAAATACTCCTGCCGAAATGCAATCGATGGCAAGGATTCCCCCGCCTTGCCTACCTCCTCAGCATCGATCCACGGGTTAGCCGTGGTAGGCATCTGCCAGCTCATCCAGTCAGCATCCTGACCAGCCATGCCATAGAGCGTACGGAAGTAGTTGCTACCCTTAGGCGTAGACAGAAAGAATGCATCGCCCTTGTAGTCGGTTAGCGTTGGTCGTATGGCTTCAGTCCAGGCTTGTTCTAGATGCCGTGCCATGGCGGCTTCATCGATGATGACCCGCTTGTACTTACGACCACGGGCTACGGTGCTAGGGTCATCAAGCGTCCAATAGTCAATCGCTGCCCCGGTTATAAGCTCGATGCGCGGTGCAGGTGTCTGCACGGCTCGCCGGATAACAGGTTGGTAAATGCGTTTATGGTCGTTGTACGCCTCTTCTAGCAGTCTGTAGGTAGGCGCAAACCAAGCACAAGGCAAGCCGTCTTTTAGGATAGGGTCGGAAAGTAAATTACCGCCGAGCGTTGTTTTACCAAATCTTCGACCTACTCAGCCACAGGCAAGGACGTTATAGCGCCTTGCCTGTGCCATTATCACCTGCTGTGCTTCATGAGGTCGAGGGAGAACCAAGCGTATATCAGGCATTCGTTGCCTTATCCGCGTACTCCACGATCACCTTGACCGGGCTACCGTCTGCTCCGGTCTGCTCTACCCTGCTAGACCACTCGGCTTTGTGCTTGCGTTCAAGCCACCACGCAGCCGCCTGCCATGTCGTTTTAGTGGCATCTTGAATCACTGCGAGGTTGCGGAGTTCAGCTTCTCCCTCTGCTTTTTCTACTGCATCCGAAAAAGCCGAATGCTCGCGTAGCCAGTTGGCGAATGTATCTTGTGAAATACCAGCAGCAGCACAGGAAGCCCTGCGGGTGTTACCACCTCGCAGAGCATCTGTAATCTTGGTTACTGTTGCTGGCGTGTACTTTGTTGGTCTACCGTTTGGTTGCGGGTCTGCCATTTAGGTTAGCCTCGATTTCTTCTTTGGTTGCCCATACAAGGGCATCTCTCATCTGACGTTCTGAGATGCCTTGCAGTTTCGCCCTACGCTTCACATCGTTGTATAGCCACCTTGTATACATCTCATTGTAAACAGCCAAGCACCCAGCGCCCAGCAGGATACCAAGTGCAAAGGTAATCATTCTTTCACCCATCCGCTCTGTGGATCAATGGCAACCACGGCCCAGTCGTTAGCAAACAGGTCACCAGGGGATAGGCTCAACTCTTCAAGTTGCGTTACCCGTTTCTGTGGCCCGTGAAGTTCAAAGATATTCCAGAGTTCTGAGTACCGCAGGAATACGGAGCCTCCCCAGTCTTCCCGCCATACAGCGTTACCGCCACCAGCCATCAAGGCTTGTATTACTTCACCGAATCTCATTTGATTGGAGTCCGATCAATGACTTCCCATTGCTCAAAAAGCAGTAAGTTTATAAATTTCTCGATAGCATCATCTTCATCTTGCAAATCATTAGAGCAAAACCAACCTGTTTGCATGAATGTAGATCTGCATATAAATGATCCGTCTGACCAACTCTTCGGTTTAATCATTTTATCTACATCATTAATGATTAGTTTCAAAGCCTCAAATCCATTCATCTCATTACCTCCCAATCATCCCTCGGTTGTCCTTCGTCATCGAAAAGGTCTCGCATCAAAAGAACATATCCTACCCATCTTCTGCCGTTGTAGTGTCTCACCTGCTCGCCTTGTGAATGCTCAATATGGCAGCAGGAAGCCCAGCCAGTTCGGCGTATACACTTGCCACGCCTAAGCCAGCCATATGCTTGGTCGAATCTCATCCGACCCAATACCAAGAATTGTTATCAAAGTTGTATTTGTACGGATAAATCTCCCAATCATCTCCTGTAGAAAAAGCCTTAAATTTGTACCCGCCATCAGGTTGTTCATCAAGGTATTGATACGTTTGTGATGTGCAGTAAAAGTAGCTTGTGAAGTCTTCGTCTTTATAAAACAATCGAATTACAGCATGTTCTTCCCAACTTGCACGACGTATAAATCTACCGGTTTGCATTGCGTCATATGCTTCAGACCATTTCATCCTATGAATACCTCCCAGTCCATCGCTAGCACATCAGCACTGCCGAATGATGCCACTTTGTTGTATCTACGGTTTCCAGCACCATCGAGTAAGTAGAGGCAAATCTTGCCGTCTGTCAGCTGTAGAAACCATGAAGCGCCATGCCGTCTTACCATGTAGCCAGCACGGAGCTTTTCAAGGGCTACTGCGAATGAACCGTTAGACATGGTCTGAATTTCGGCTTGTATCTCGATTCTGTCTTGTAGCAGTTGATCGCGCTTCCAGCGGTTCACCGTGGTGTGATTGTAGCCAAGTGCGCGAGCTGCATCATGGCATCGCATCCCTTCGGCTACGAGTTCCTCGTATCGTTGCAGTACCGCTTCCCGTTTCCTGCGCCCTTCAACGACACTGCACTTAGGCCTTGCCATTGATGGCCTCCTGTGCTTCCTGCGCTATCCGATCGGCAAAGGCCGTGTCTCTGGTTACGCTGTATGCCATGTACCAGAGAGCCTTGATGCCGTCTGCGTTCGACTGTCCCTTGTGTGGGCAACGCTGTAGATACTTGAGCACGTTACCTGTAGAGAAGTCAAGCCCCCAGTCGTCTATGACGCTGAGGGCCTGAATCTTGGTTGTGCGGTAATGACCGGTCAACTCGCTACCATGACGCGGTCTGCGTTGTAGGCTACAGTCCAGGCATCCAGCAGGATGTCGGTAATCTTGAGGTCGTTTACCCAGTATGGATTCTGGATAGGCTCGCCGTTCCAGTTGTTGA